CGATGCTCACGGGATGATCTCCTTCGCCATGATGTCGAGGGAGATGTTCCGCTCGAGCCAGTTGGTGCGCTCGGTGATCTGGAACGTGCGGGCGCCGAAGACGACGCGCCACGCCGGGTCAGGAACCTCGCCCGTCCATCGGGTCGTGATACGGTGCGTGACCGACCCGGTCGGCACGCGGGCGAGGATGGCCTCGTCGCCCTTCATCGGGGCGATCTCGGCCCATATCTCCTTCACGAGCTCCCATGCGGTCACGCCTTGCCCGTACGCGTCCACCGTGCGGACGGGCTTCTCGACGCGGACCCGCTTTCGGAGCCTGCCGATCCTCACCGGACCTCCCCCGACCGGAACGGGAAGAGGAGCGGCTGGAGCCCGAGGGGAACCTCCACGCCGGCGTCCTTGCTCACCGCCTCGCGGTTCTCGTACAGGTGCCCGACGAGGAGGAGCATCGCGGCCTTGATCCCGCGGGGAACGTCCGCGGCGAAGCCGTAGCCGGCGGAATACTCCACCGTCACGGCGTCGCCACGGTTGGCCGTCCACGGCCACAGGCCGTCCGCGGGCGGGAGCTCGAGGACGTGGTGCGTCGGGCCCCGCACGAGGCGATAGTCGGTGCCGGAGACCATCGTGACCGTCGCGTTCACGTCGTTCGCGTAGGTGACGAGCGTCACCGACTGGACGCCCGGGACCGGCAGGACGAGCGGGCGGCCCTTGTCAGGCCACCGCGAGAAGGTCGCCCGGTAGGTCCTCGTCACGAATGGACGCCGGCAGAAGGCTTCGGCGTGCTCGCGGGCCGCGACGATCAGGCCCGCGATCAGGGTGTCGTCGGCGTCGTGGTCCATGCGGAGGTGCAGCTTCGCCTCGCCGATCGTGAGGGGCTCCTCGACCGGCGCGGTCAGCTCGACGTTTGACGTGACGATCCCGACGTTCATCGGCGGGTAGCCTTCCGGGAAGGCTCGGCGGCGACGGCACGCTCGTCCCTCGAGGCTGGCGCGACGGGCTCAACGATGCCGGCGGCGACGAGGATCTCGGCCTGGGCGTCCGGGATCTCGGCGACCTCGCCTGCCATGTGGTTCACGGTCGGGCCGACGAGCTGCTGGATGAATCGGACCTTCATCGGATCTCCAAAGGAAAGGGGCCGTGGCCGTCGCCGACCACGGCCCCCATGCGGCACGAAGAGCAGGGATCAGGTCGCCATCTTGAGGTAGCGGAAGGCGTTGAACACCAGCGGGGCGCAGTCGACGCGGGACACGCCCTGGAAGCCGATCTGGCCGTTGCCCGCGTAGAGCTCGCGGAGCACCCGGACCGACAGGCCAGAGCGGACGCCGATCACGAACCGCGAGAAGTCGCCGATCACGATCGGGTACTTCGCCGAGCCGATCTCGGGGGCGTACTGGCTCGCGTAGACCGGGATGCCCATGAGGCGGTCGGGCTCGCCGAGCTTGAAGGACGGCTCCCAGAGGTACGACAGCGGGCTCGTGCCGGGCGAGGTCAGCTTGCGGATGGCCGCGAGCGTCGAGTCGTGGGCGACGATCGCAACGCCGGGGGCGGTGCGGTACTGACGCGGGAGCGAGTAGACCAGGTCGATGATCTCGTTCGCGGTGATCGCGTTGTTCGCCGCGGTGGTCTTTCCGGTCGAAATCTCGCTCGCGCCGGTGTAGCGGAACAGGCCCTTCGGCTGGCCGCTCGAGCCGGTCCCGTCGACGAAGCCGTTCTCCTCGGTGATCGCGAACGCGCGGGCCATCTGGTCCGCGACGATCGACTCGACCGAGAAGCCCGGGCCGCGGCTCGGGGCGTCCTCGATGAGCTCCATCGAGGCCTGCACGATGACCGCGAGACGCTTCGGGGTGAGCTGCCGCTGGGCGAAGGCCTGCGTGCTGTCCACGGAGACCGACGCCGCCTCGGTGCCCCAGCCGGCCGAGACGATCGCGGACTCGACCGCGATGTTCGTCTTGAACGTGCCGAGGGGGAGGATGGTCGCGATCTTGCGGAGCACGACCTCCTGCTCGAGCACCTTGGCGAGCTGGTTGTAGAAGTCCTGCGACGGGAGGAAGCCGCCGTCGGCGTCCGTGCCCTCGCTCAGGGCGCGGGTCTCGTAGCCGATCTTGTGGCCGTTCCGGAGGTAGTCCGCGAAGGCGTTCCGGTACTCGGTCCGAGCCATGACCGCGAGCCGCTGGTCGGTCGGCTTGCCGTGGGCGGCCCGCTCGGCCCGCTCCGCGGCGTAGCTCCGCTGCCGGCTCTCGGAGGCGAGCTTGGCGATCGCGTGGTTCGCGTCGCGGAGCTCGACGAGCCGGTCGTACTTCGAGCGGAGGCCCTTGAGCTCCTCCTTCGCCTTGTCGTCCATGTCGCCCGCGGCGTTCGCCTGGTCGATCATGGCCTTCATGCGGTCGTAGAGCTGCCCGAGCTCGCGGACGATGTCCGCGTAGCCGTCGCTCGCGACCGAGGGCAGGGCCTCGTCGTCGCGGGCATTCATCTCGGTGTCGGTCATGGTGTTCGGCATGGTTGGGTCCTGTCGTGGTTCAGTGCTTGATCGCGACGGCGTTCTTGGGGTCGAGAAGCGCGCCGTCGCTACGGATGCGTCCGATGAAAGTGACCTGGTTCTTCTTCGCGCCGAGCGTCCCGTTGTCCCACTCGTCGTAGCGATCGACGCGGAAGCCCGAGGCCTCCGCGATCAGGTACTGCGAGAGGTCGGCAAGGAGGACGGAGTAGTCGTTGGCCGCAGGCTGCTGGAAGCCGCCCGTCGTCGTGGTGAGCGTCAGGTGGTCCGTCAGGTGGACCGGACGACCGTAGAGGGTCAGGACCGGCTTCCCGTCGACGATGTGGGTCTGGAGGGCGGAGCTGCCGATTCCGATCGTGCCCGACGCGGTCGTGGTGTATGCGCTCAGGGCACGGAAGGCGTACGGCGAGAGGATCCAGCACGCGTTCTGGTAGACGCCGATGCCGACCTTCTCGATGGCCTCCTGGAAGTCGGTCAGCGCGAGCGAGGTTGCCGAGGCGGTCGCGACGGTCTGCGACGCGTCGATGCAGGCCTGGCGGATGCCGAGGTACTGGTTGTTGCCAGTGCCCACGATGGCCTGCTTGTTCTCCTCCTCCATGATCTTCCGGGCGAAGACCGTGGCGAGGAGGTCCTCGACGCTCGCGCCGGTCTGGGCGTCCTCGAGCAGCTCGCGGGAGACGTAGGTCGTCACCGTGAGGAACCGGGGCTTCAGCTCGCGAGCCGTCGCGTTGAACGTCGGAAGGGAGAGGGCCGGGGAGGAATCGGTGCCGAGCGTGATGACGCCGGTCGTCGCCGCCGGCGTGCGGACGCCCACGGTCGGCTCCGTGCTGACGAAGGACGCCTGGAACGACTGCGAGCACTGGACGACCGTCGCGTGCTGCCGCACGAACGATTCCTTCAGCCGCATCCAGACCTTGTCGGCGAAGCTCTTCGGGGCGAGAACGCCGCCGGCGTCGTCGGCACCGTAGCCGAGCTGGCGGGTCTCGATCTTGCCGGTCCGGAGGAAGTTCCGGAACTCGGCCTGGCCTTCGGTGAGGCTCGCGGTCTGCATGGGGGCCTCTGTATCAGGCCCCGCACCAAACCTATCGAGGAGGCAGCAAAAAGAACTTGCGCGGCTTCGCGTTCTCGAGGGCGGTCGCCATGCGGCTCGACCTCCAGCGGTCGAAGCCGCGACGGTCGAGCACGAGGTCGGCGTTCGGGTTCGCCGGGAACGTGACGCAGGAGACCTCGTGCAGGTCGACCGCCTCGATCACGCGGACGACCTTGCCGTCGCGGTCCTCGTAGCGGTCCTGCTTGACGTTGAACCCGAAGCTCATGGCGTCGACGACGCCGGCCCGGACCGCGGTCACGAGGTCGCGGGCGTAGGTCGTGTCGATCGGGTCGATCTCGACGCGGAGCCCCCGCTCGTCCTCGGAGAGCCGCAGCGTGCCCCGGCTCGACCTCGCCAGCGGCATCGCCGAGTCGTGGTTCACCAGGGCGACCACGTCGGCGGTCTTGAGCGTCTCGGCGAAGGCCCCGGGCGCGACCTCCTCCCAGAAGTCGATCATGTCGTAGGGCTGCGAGAACATCGACGCGTAGCCGACGAGGCACTCGCCTTTCGTCTCGGCATCGCCGGTTGCGGCGACGTCGACGGAACCGCGGGCGGTCCGGATCTCGAGGGCGGTTGCGGTCATGGGTTCGGCTCCTTGGGGTC